TATTTAATTATTCATTTTGTTTCAAAAGTTAGTCCTTGCTGGGCTGGTCATATACCCGACCGTTATAAAACATTAGCCACCGCACACTTCATGGCTTTAAGTTCTTGTTGAAGGTCGTAAATCATTTCGTCTTTATCATTTACTTCATTAGTCAACGCCTTTACTTCATCCTTTAATTCACGATTTTCAGATACAGCATCATCATACTTGCCCTCAAAGTCTTTGTATTCTTCTGCTTCATAATATCTATCATTGCCCCAGTCCCGTAATTCTGCGTTCATTCTTCTAATTTCTTCTAGTATTTCAATAACATCTTTTTCAGCCCAATAAGAATCACCCCAATCTTGGGATTTAACCGCAGAAATTACTTCGTCTATCCTAGGGCAAGTATGATTTATACCAGAATTGTCTCTTTTACTCATACGCACTTTAACGTTTTATAACAGCAAATTAAAAACATGCTTTGCTGTCGGTTGATACTATGTGCGTTGCATGTTCACGCACGATTTTTAATTTGCAGCCGTTACCGCCAATTAAGGAGCAACTACAGAAAATCCCCTATCTTGCAAATATTTTGTGTATGCAGTAATTAACCTTTTTTCGGTTAATTCAGGAGTTGATTTAATCCATTCATTCATTTTTTTCTTATACTTCTCTGGATTGTCATAATATCGTTTACTTCGTAAATCCTGCAAACATTTTCTACATTGCCCTTTTACACCTTTTTCATAGCGGGAATCTTTGTGAAATTTATCAAGTGTTAAAATTTCACCACATCTTGAACATTTTTTTGTTTCCATTTTAATAATAATTAACTGGCGGTAACAAAGGCTAAAAAACATAGCCTACAAAGTTCCTACCTATTTTGAAACGTGATTACAAGGCTACGTTTCTTAGCCTGCAACCGATGGGTTCAATATCGCTTAGAATCCCAACAACTTGAAAAGAACCCAATAACTCGGCGACCGTGTGCCTTCGTTTATCAAAGTACGATAAACTCCCAGCCCACTTATTGAACCCATTGGTTCGGTGCTGAACGCCATAACTATCTCAATCAAAGCAGCGATACTAACCCCATCAGCTGCTTACAGCCATTTCGCAGGGTACGGCAAGCGTTCAACCGCCTTCCTTTTCGTGGAAAGTACCCCACGAAACGGCGGTAAGCACCGAACCATTAGCTTCAATTGCTTTTTTCTGCCAACGCACCGAGAATTTGGTCAGATAATGAATAAACCATTCTTTTGGCTGTTAAATATAAACTGCCCCAATCTTTACGGCTCATTACATTTTTTACCCACCAAGCCATATCTTTTTGCTTGTCTAAAAAATCAGTAACCCATTTTACACTTGTGTCATTTGGTGGTGGTAATTCGCCATTGTGCATCACACGGTAAACTTCAACACTCATCCAATTGTCAATTGAGTTATCCCAAACATTATGGCTTTCATCAATTGAATACTTCTTAAATAATTCCTGTTTTGTCATTTTATATTTTATTAAATTGTTTCTAAATCCACGCTCAAAAAGAAAAAAGCAACTAAAGCTAACAGCACATTGGCGGCATTAAAACGACCGCCAATCTGCAAAGCGATGGGTTCAATATCGCTTAGAATCCCAACAACTTGAAAAGAACCCAATAACTCGGCGACCGTGTGCCTTCGTTTATCAAAGTACGCAAACTCCCAGCCCACTTATTGAACCCATTGGTTCGGTGCTGAACGCCAGGATTACCCCAATCAAAGCAGCGATACTAACCCCATCAGCTGCTTACAGCCATTTCGCAGGGTACGGCAAGCGTTCAACCGCCTTCCTTTTCGTGGAAAGTACCCCACGAAACGGCGGTAAGCACCGAACCATTATGCGCAATTTAGGCGAACCCCATCCCGCGCTCAACTAATACCCATTTACTTTTACCATGCCGTTGATATACTGCACTTCTTAATGGTAAATCTAAATTAGCACGCCAATCGCACTCTGGTTCTAATTTCGCCCTACGCTCAATATAACTCAAGGTTTTGGCTTCATCATATTCAGTTTTATGACTTTCACAAAAATAAATCTCTCCATTTTTAGTAATCATCCAGCCGCCAAAACCTTGGTACAACCTTGTTCGCATTGGTAGTAAATCCTCGGTATATCCACAATTTAAACAACCTGCTATCCCGCCCTTAATTGCAGGTAATAAACTGCGCATAACAGCAGGTTGAGCCAATAAAGGCTTTGAGGCTGTTTGATTGTCTTTAGTTTCAACTTTCTTTTTCATTTATTGATAATTTTAAGTTTTAAACTCCTTTACTGTCACAACCTGCAACCGTTAGCGGTAATTAAAAAAACTACCACCTGCTTAATCTTTTGAATGAATCGTTTTGTTTATCCTGTAATTCCTGTTGATTCGCATACATTACTTTTTCTACTTTTCCGTTTTTAACAGGGCAACATTCTAAGCAATTCATATCATGCTTATCATCTTTAGCAAAACATTTAGAACAGTATTCATAAGAATGATACCACTTTCTAAAATAACTACCGCTAACACTATGTATAGTGCATTGCTCCTGTGTTTCATTGATCTTTTTGTCCATATTTTTAAGTGTTTAGTTTCAAGTTAAGTTCGGTGCAGCAACGCACCATACATTTTACGTTATAAAACATTAGCCACCGCACTAGATTTCGCTAATCCACTTCATAACCTCCGATAATGTTTCTAGTTTAATGGAAAATATTTGTATGTAAACCGCTTTGCCTTTCCATTCTCGAATAAACCTATAACCATACTTTTCATATAGTTCGTTGCGTTCGGTTAATACTAACTTCGTAATAACCAAAGCTGAACATTTCGTGGGTGCGCCAAGTATCCTAAAATACTGCTTGCACTTCTCTCCTTCATTTGTGGTTGTTCGCTTAATTGTCCTTGCAATCATACTTACATGCTGTAGGTTTGTTTCCATCGCACTTTAACGTTTTATAACAGCAAATTAAAAACATGCTTTACTGTTGATTAATAACTAAGTTCATTGCTTGGGTCGCACATTTTTAATTTGCAGCCGTTATGGCTAATTGCCTTTAAGCATTTTAACCAAATCTTTTACCCCATCTTTATATGCTGATTCTATCCATCCTGAATCGCCTCCTCCGATAGTTCTTCCGCTTCCCATGTATTTTGAAGCCATTTTATTAATAGATTCCTCGTTAGGCAACATTATAAAATAGCCAGTGCTTCCATTGCGTTTTTATGTAATAATTCAATAATTTTTAACCTCATGTTTTGACCACTTTCGGAATTGAAATAATACGTTGGGTGTTCTCTTTGTTCTAATAGTGTTTGAATAGCTATTCCAATTTCTTTTACATAAACAGTTACAGCTTCTTCTTTAGTACAAATAACGTTGCCTAACACGTGGTTAACGTCATTGCCTTTTCGCTCTTTTGATACATTTTCTGTTTTCATAATATTTCTGCTTTTAAGTTAATTTATCTGTTATTTTAGGTCGGCAACGAACGCTAACCACCACCGTTAGGCGCAAAAAAAAATTAAGCCCACTCCGGCAGGGCATCTATTTCTTCTCTCGTCATTAACTTAGTTGTAATTTCATACTGCAATCCGTTCTCATCAATATTGTCAAGGTCTGCCTCTATCCAGTTCAGTATGTCCTTTTTGTTTTCGGTAATTAAATTTGTGTCCCCGAAATCAAGTTCATACATCTTAAACACACCATTGGAAGTAATGGCGGGTTCTGTGTTCTCATTTTGCTTTTTCATATTATTTTATTTTTAGTTGTTAATCAAAATTTATCTTTTCAATCCGCCACTACTCCAATGGTCGGAACGTTATAGGTCATTTTTCCGTGGCATGTCTTCGGGGTTAACCATTAGTGTTGCAGTTCCTTTTTGTTGCAATTGTCACATATATATAAGCCAGCGTCCCAATTAAAAGAAACATCATCGCTTCCACAATGGCGGCAAACCACCACTCCGCTTTTATTTTCTCCTTTTTCGGTTCTGAAATCGCTATCTGTATATATCTTCTTTTTATGTTTATTGATATTATTAACCGCTTCGTTATTGCTAACTTGTGGTTTATTACAGTTGCTTGGCACGTTTGAAAGTTTTTCCAACGCACCAAACCACCTACACGAAAATAAAAGTTTTTGCTCAGGAGTTTTTAGGGTTATAACCAAAGTTTCGAATAGTTTAGTCTTAATATCCCTTGGCTCTTCAACTTTTATTTTCTTGCTTTTACACCATTCCCATAGGGCTTCATCATCGTAACGCAGACTTCTTAAATCATCTTTACGCATTGTAATTACTATTTCTTTTTCCATCGCTCATTTATTCGTTAGTTTATTAATTCGCTCATTAATTAATGTAAGGGCTTGGCAACCGACAACAAACCCGCAGCCGTTAGCGTTCATTTGCCGCTACTCAACAAGAATAAATATAGTGTTGTCTATTTTAGTGGTTTTTACTTTCCCTTCTTTAATCAATACCCTCACCCATTGGGGTGTTTTTCCTATCATTTTCGCATAGGTTGAAATTCTTACTTTTTGCATAGCGTTTAATTGTTGGTTTACAATTGCAAATATACAACTGTTTTTTGATTTGTCAATATGTTTAACAACATAAAAAAAGCAGGAACTTTCGCCCCTGCCTTTAACCTAAACCTAACCCTAAAAACCTATATGCTAATTTTAATCAAATTGAGCCATATTTTGCGAGTCACCCAAAGAATCAATACAATCATCGCTCCCAGACAATACCAAGCCCATTTAGGGGTCTTATACTCAATTTTGACTACTTCTATCGTCTTTGTTAACGCCTTAAACTCTTTAGTCGAATGATACCAGTTTAAAACTCCAAGCGTGTCCGCTTTCGTAAAAACTTTAATGGTTAGCACTTTATCCTTAATTTTAGCAGTTACCGTATTCTTTTTATTGTCCGCTTTAATTTCGATGTCTGGGCAGTCAATCGGCACTTCGTAGGCGAAGGAATCGGCTGGCATTGGGATATAAGAAGTATCAACTCTTAATTTTTCGATGTAAGAAATTGAATCATTTTTTGGTTCAGGATATTTCTCATTGCACCATTCCTTTGAGCAAGCAGAAAAGAACAAAGCAACCATAACCAACAGGATTAACCCAATGAATACAAAAAAGAATTTTTCAGAATATGGCGTTTTTTTCATAGGTTATTAGGTATAATTATAAAACATTCTGAATTGATGTACTTTTTTGCAGCATCGTAAAAAACCATGCGCTCATTGATTCCGTTTAAGCCACCATTGATTTTTAAAGTAATATTTCGAATATTATTTGTATCCGCCAAAGAGTTAAGATGTCTGCTATTCCAATAGTAGCAAGCACTTAAAACAGCCCATTCTGGAAACTCTAATAGTTCAGGGGTATCTATTAGCCTCTTATCCTTAAATACATCCATGCTTGTACGCTCGTAATTAAATCTTCCTGTGGTTTGAAAAATCCCTCTGCCCTTGAATTTTTCACCGTCCCCTTCATGAATATTTCCTAAGTCTTTGCGCCCTTCGTATTTTTGAAAATAATCCTTCGGGTTTCCATTATAAAGTTCCCGAAGGGTATTAAAGCTATTTGATTCGTGCGCTGCCTGAGCGATAAAATGCCAAACCCGTTGCGGTGTGCTAATCTGATAATAGTTCATGTACTGATTTAAGAACGGGATTAGCTCATTCAGTTTGTCAATATTTGCGTACGGACATACTTTTTTAAGTATTTCAGCTTTTAGAATCATTTAACCCGTTTTTTAATCCACTCAATATCGGTGGACGTTTTGGCTTGCTGTTCTAAAATTTGCCTTAACAATTGGTTGGTTTCCTTTGTCGATTCGCTTGCAGTCGTTACCATCCCTCTAAAAGCCCTATCGTTCTCCTTTTCGTGCGTTTTAAAATCAACAATATCCAATTTGGCATCCACCTTATTGATAAGGTCTGTTTTCTCTTGGTTTTTTGTCGCCCAGTTATACGCCATCCAAGCGACAACAATGCCCACAACTAAATCACGAATTATTCCTGACCAGTTTTTCTGAAAAGAAGAAATAATTGCTGCCATTTTATTGTTGAATTGTGCCACCAGTTACATTCCCGTCCTTGGCGAATATTAAACCGATGCCCGTTATAATAGAAGTTGCACAAGCGGTTACTATCTCTGCTGAAAGGTTATTAGCCTGCCATGCGAAATATAAACCAGTTAAACCACCGATTAAAGCGGTTATTCCTGCTGATGTTGTTTTCCAAGATTTCATAATATTATTTTAAAGGTTTAACAATCTTCCGCTTTTGAAAAGTCAATTACCGCTACCTCTTTCGGGGCTTCCCTCTCAATGGGTTCTTCCACTTTTACGGGGGTTTTCAAATAGTTGTAACAGAATGAGTACGGGTTAACCCCCTCTTTGTTCAGTTCCTCCAGCGTGTAAGGAATATCTTTATTAATCAGCATGAGTGCATCCCAGTTCTCATCCCTTGTTTTCTGGTCAACGTACAAATATAACTCAATGTGCATTACCCCTGTCTTGGTTACGATGCTGTTGATTTTCCAGTAGTTTCCGACTACCCCTGTCTTTTGTGTGTAGCTTAGTTTTAGTGCCATAGTTTTTATTATTTATTCATGTTCCTTTTTCATGTAAATATTTTGAGAACTAATTGTTGGATCATCATTGCTATTGGTGTTGGTGATCCAAAGGCTAATGTCATCCCCTGCAACTAATCCGTAAAAATACCAAATTACAGTATAAGTAAAATAGGATGTGGCTCCAGATGTTGACTGTCTGACCGATTTAACTGAAACGTTATTTTTTCTTATCTGAGTGGTGAAATCTTCTCCTGCCCCCCCTCTTATTGTTGCATTAAAAACAAAATAATAATCACCAGCTGTAGTAATTGTTATCGTATCTCCTGCTACCGTCATGTAATCGGCTTCTACCGTTGTAAAGGTAGGCTGTATTTTTTTATAAACATTTTGGGTAACGGCAGGGGTATAATCCGCTGAGTTATCCAAGAAGCAGTGCCTTAATTCGTAGGTGAAATCACCGTTAACGGTAACTTTTTGATTGGCTACCGTTGCATTAAACGTCCCGTAAATCAAAGCACTTGTCTTAACCAGTGCGGAATCGTTGGCTGATGAACCTCTTTTTTGATTATCAATTACTAACTCGTTTGAGTAATTAACACCATAATATCTGGTCTGATTTCCTATAAAAATATTACCACTTCCATATTTATGACTTGTCCCTACGCTTGCACCAATAAAAGTATTTTGTACGCCTGATTTATTTGCAATGCCCGACTGCTCACCAATAAATGTATTCGACCCCCCTGTGGTATTATAAATGCCTGAATGATACCCAATAAATGTATTATTATAACCTGATGTATTAGTGCCTCCCGCATCATATCCAACTACTGTATTATTATTTCCAGTTGAATAGGAGGTAATTGTTGGAACTCCTATAAATATGTTTCTACTTCCTGTATTTTCAACTCCGCACTGGTTGCCAATAAATACATTATCTGCACCAGTACTATGCTGTCCCGCAAAAGACCCAATAAAGGTATTCCCATTTAAAAGACTAGACAGTCCGGCAAAGTTACCAATAATGGTATTATCGGTTCCTGTTATATTACTATAACCAGCTTGTGAACCTATAAACATATTTCCAATAGCAGTTGTTGTTGAATAGCCAGCCTGATAACCTATATAAACTCCATATCTTTGAGTGGTTTCATTTTCTACATTTCCTGAACCTATTCCAATCCTTGTGGTTAAAGATGTTGCGTTGGTTTCTCCGATTAATGTAGTTGCTCCTTGCAATTTATTATACTGAAACTTCGTGAACGCCCCTCCATACGTTGTATTTGCAGAATCAAGTACTATTTTTTGACTTCCATTCAATCTTAGCCCGTTGGTGCTTGCCGAACCTTTCATGGTTGCTGAAACGGTCAGTGAGTCATGTATTTGTTTAGCGGTCAAGGCGGATTGCTTGGCATCCCATACCAGATTTTTATGCACGTTGCCAACTTTTATTGAATCGGCGGAAATACCACCAACTACAGTTAACTTATTAATTGGTGCAGTAGTTCCAATACCAACGTTACCAGTAGTATTAATAAATAAATTATCATTATTACCATGACCAATATTTATTGTTGAACCAGCAATTCTTAATGAAGAATATGCTGAAGTTGTTCTATTATAACTAATTAAAAGACTATTACTTCCATCAACACCAATCTCAGTACCTAATCCTGTACCAGTACCAGTTAACCAACCAGCAGCCCTTATCATATTATTACTTTCAATATCACCCACCACTTTTAGTTTTACTCGAGGTGCAGTAGTTCCAATCCCTACATTTTTATTCGCTGCCACCCGAATAACCGAGGTGTCATTCTTCATGATGTCGATGTACTTGTTGGCTTCCTTCTGAATGATGGTGGTATTACCCGAAGCATCTGAGCCGTAAAATGAACCATCCGTTACCGTCTGCCCTGTGGTTGTGCCGTTGGTTAATTGTAAGGCTACCGCTGTGGCGTTGCCTCCGTCAATGCTTAACTTACTGGCTGGAACTAATTGATTAATACCAACGTTGCCCGCTGCTGAAATAAATAGCCTCACTGCATTATTAGTTAATAATCCCATGCCGACATTCGAAATAGAGCCGATCGATAAAGTACCAGCACCGCTATATCCTGTGTTGTTTGAACTGTTTAAAAAGAAACCGCCAGCCGTTATGCTTGAATTATTTTCAAAGATAAGAGATGAATAGGCAGATGATCCCGTGCTAGGATTGCTTATCCTAATCCCTCTCGTTCCGTTGAATGAATTGTACACTTGCAGCTGTGAGATAGGGTTATACGTTCCAATTCCAACATAACTTAACTTATTAATACTTACAGCATCTAATCCTCCACTTGTTTTAATCGGAGAGTTGACTATTAGATTACCATGAACGGTTACATCTCCAGTTCCGTTGGTGAGAGGATTGATTACTATACTTGTTATGGTTGCCGTTGACGCTATCGCACCTGATATAATCAACTTATCCGTTGTTAACGCGGTGATGTAATCAGTAATTGTGGTAGCTGTTATGGTTGTTCCTGTAACACCACCATAGGTATAGGTAATTGCACCGCTGATTGCACTTGCAACAATTGTAATCTTATAGGTAACGTACTGCGAGGGAGTTGCTCCTGAACCAGATGGTGTGATAGTTCCTATCGCTGCATTATTTACCCTTGTTAGTTGCGTTCCAACCCCATCGGCACTCCAACCGTTTGTAGCCGTCCAGTTTGTACCAAGAAATGATGGTGCAATATCTGCCGCTTCTGTAGCATTAACCACTATATTGCTCCCTGTTGTGGTTGTGCCAAAGGTTGTATTCGTGCCATCGGCAATTATATCTGAATTTCCTAATGAGTTAACCCCTGTTGCTTTCTGTAAATTATTAGTTGTAGCTGTTCCTGTTCCTGTTACGGGGTTGGTTAGTGCTGCTTGGTAGTCCGTTCCTGCACTGGCTACTGAAAGAACTCCAGAGGTCGCTTTTAAAAGTCCTGTTAACGTATTTTTAACCGTGTCCTGATTTTTCCAGTATGATGTATTATAGATTACATCACCAGCGGTTATTCCTATCCGATTCCCAGCGGTATACGTTCCCCCTCCCCCGTGCGCCTTGGCGTAACCCCGTGAGGCTGCGATTGAGTCTGAAAGTGAACCCATAATGTAAGGAATACCATTGAATCGAAGTTTTTGGTTGGCTGCAACTGCATCGAACGTTCCTGTAATTAGAGAAAGTGTTTCAATCTCGGTGGTATCATTTCTATCAATCGCATCAATGATTAGCTTATTGGACTGCTTGGTGTACTGACCCGAATATATTCCTAAGAATACGTTATTAGAACCCGAAACATTGGCACTCCCTGCACTGTACCCTAAAAATGTATTCTTTCCGCCTGTGGTATTGGCATACCCACTCGCATCACCGATGAACGTGTTAAACTTACCCGTTGTGGTGGCGTGTCCAGCCTGATGCCCGACCATTGTGTTGTATCGTTGCGTTGTTTCGACCTCGTGCGTCCCTGATTCAATGCCAAGTCTAGTGGTAAATGTGGTGTCGTTCGTTTCGATGTTCGATCCCTTTAGCTTTTTAGTCGTCCGTACATTTCCTAAATTGTAGTAAATATCAGTGCCTGAAATTGACCAAGGGCTTGTAATTGAATGGATGTATCTATACTGATACCTGCTTAAACTTCCTGCCCTCCAGTGATTGGCGGTGTCTAACTTGGATATTAAGGTATCTGTACCCTTGAAGTAGATAGGGCTGGTTATTTTACTCGTTGCTCGAAGAGTTGTAAAGGTATAATTTCCACCTTGTCCGAAAGATAGTATTGGTAATAGTATGATGAGTAGTAATAGATTTTTCATGGGTTTAGTTTTAAAGGGAGGTATTACCCTCCCTTGTTTATTCAATCGTAATACTTTCAACCTTGCCGCTTGCAGCAAAAGTTTTTGTTACCTTAAACTGAAATATCGTTCCGAGGTAGTACTCTGCTATTAACGGATCACCGTTTACATCATGCGAAGTTACTACCATTGAATCCCAAGGTAATGGGTGTTCCGAGTCAAAATACATAACTTTTTCGTAGTTCGCCATTCCCCCACAGGATTCACTTAGTTTAGTTACTCCTGTATTTTCGCTCATTCTTGCCGTCCTCCTAAATCGGTAGCAATAACCTTAAGCCCTAGGTGTCCACAATCATCCGTACCAAAGGCATTATCTACAAGCATGGTTTCCATATCCTTGTCTGCATTAGAACAGTCAACCAAAGGATCGAAATCCTCACAATCCCCTTCTGTTGGAATTAGGTTTAAATACGTATTTCCATTTGCATCTACAACTAAGCATGATGCCAACATTTGCATAAAGCTTAGCGGTGGTGTTCCGCAGGGTGTTTTGTAATCTACATTAGCGTCCATATCTTTTTCTCCTTTCTTTTAAGCGTTAGGTGATACACATCTTAGCGGAGAAAACTTAGACTTCCACTTGATGTTAAACATAATTTTCTTTACATCCGTTCTGGCTCTTGGGATGAACTCATGCGCCCGTATGGTTGCCTGAATACCCTCGTTCCCACCGTACAGAATCCCATCAGCAGTTTCGTACCATACCTTATGCTTTAGGTTGCATTGCAAGTTAAGCATAAAATTGTAGTTGATGTCATTGTTCTCATCAATTTCCCCATTGATTACAAACCCACGATACCCAACAATTAACCTATCTGCCGAAATGGGCTGCTCGGTTGTTTCGGGTTCTGGAAGTTCTGCAATTACGGTTAATTCCCGTATCTTATCCGCCCCGTCATCCGTTTGGGATAGTCGGGCTGTCCACTCTGCCAGGTCTTCCACATCGCTAAAATCAGCAGCGTTTGACTTGGCAACGTAAATCTTAGCTATTTCCCCAAAGAATACCTCTGGTGCGCACTCGTTAAACGACACATCGGGTAGTGACCCTGCGCAATCAGTAGGACAAGTAGGGAGATTTAGTACACTCATTTTTAATCCTCCATGTTTAGTAAATAATCGTTAAATTAACAACTTATAATATTCAGTTCAAATAATTAATAATTACTAACAGCACTTTCCGACTACAACCTTCTCCCCAATGTCAAACGTTATCACCGCTTTTGCGTAGCGATCATCAAATGGGTAATCCGTTTCAATGGTTACGTGATTTATCGTTTCTACCTGCCCCGTCTTAAATGTAAGGGTTATGGTATCGTGTAATTTCATTCTCTGTAACGCATCAATAAGATGCTCTGGGAGTAAGTCGGTTTTTATTTTATACTTTTTTGTTGTCCTTCTAAATGTTGGTGTAAACTCTTTATACCCGTTTTCTTCCCCCTCTTCTTCGTACTCTTCAAACGTTTCGCTAACATCCGCATCTAGGTATATGACAAATACTAAATCATCAATAACAGAGTAGGGAATTTCTCCTAGATCGCAGGAATTAGTATACTCTAATTTCAGGTAAGTGTTCATAAAAAGTAGTTGCTTAGTGTTCGAATATTTACATCAACAGACCCACCGCTTATCCCAATGTATATAATAGAAAGAGCATCAAATGGAAGATTGAAACCATTTATTGAATCGCCTGTTATTACCGTGCTAAACATCAGCTCATCCCCTCCGAGAGTTGTTCCAATTTTTACCGCTGGCGTTCCTGCTGTTTTTCTAAAATCAATTGAATTTAGCACTGATTCAACGGCAAATTGATACATCATATCTGCTGCTTTTATACCCTGTCTATCTATCCCGTTAATATGGTCATATAACTCCCCAAAAGTTACCTGGTAGCTATCTACATCTGTTTCTGATAGCGATACTAAATAACTTCTATCAAAGGAAGGAAGCGGGCTAAAATCTGATACTTTTACTTTTATGTCCATATATTTCGTATTAAATCGTGCATGATTCGAGTATTATAATATCCCCTTTCTCAGTTATGACAGTCCACTCGTCATGCTCTGTTATCAGTATAGCATCACAAGCAGAGGGTTGTAGAATGTCCGATATATTTAGTAAATTAGAGTAGTACACCCTTGCTCCGTCAATGATCTGAAAGTACCAAAGACCACAATCCAAATCAATTACCTCCTCGGTTGAGTAGTAATACCTTTTCCCTTCTATTAACTCTGTTACAATTGTGGCTGCAATTGGAATAGTAGTTAACCCATCCCACGATATTTGATTAATGGTAATTACTCCAGTTGTTTCATTTCCTGTTTTGAAGACAAATCTTGGTAAAACGCTGTTGCTTATAATCGTAGATATATTCGTATCTATATCCAGTAGCTCATTGAATTTAATGGGTAGGTGTAGCTCATCCTTTTTATCCTGATAGAGTTTAACCGTTAAATCCCGAACCAATCGGACACTTACAAAATCTGTTTTTGCTCTATTCGACTTAACGAGTTCCGCACTGTCATAGGATAGCTCATACGTTCTAAAATTAGCAGGGTAAATAATCGCATCGCAGAACAAAACATTTAACTCCCCCCTTTTTTTCATTGAGGTTGAGTAGTACCCTGCTGCTACTGCAAAGAAACCAAAATCATCGCTCGCCCCTGTATTCGGGGTTGTCCAGTATGTTGTACCTACCGCTTTCAGCTTATGCCCTTCAAGCACTCCCCCGATAGCATCTATTAAATCCTCGAAATCCTCCTCTGTTGGCAACCTCCAGCCCAAGGGTAAAAAGTTGGTATTCTTTATAGTATTGTAATTATAAACAAGTCCGTAAGTAGGATCGAGTATTGGGTTGTACGGGTGAAAATAATCTACCCCTGATGTCATTCCCTCTAAATATCGAAATGACTGCTTCATCCAGCACCTGTTACCTATTTCTACCGTTGTGTATGTTTTTGAATCTCTGCTATCGGTATATAAGTTGGTGCAAGCAGGAACATCGCTTGTAAACGGTAACTTATTATCCTCTATATCCTCAACCGAAAATAGTTCAGAGTAAAAGGTATCTGACACAGAAACTATTTCTAAAAAGAACACTCCGCAATTCGCAAAAGAATCACCCCCTGCGTATGTGTGCGTGTAAGTACCATCGCTATTTAGCGTTGCTTCTGTTACTAAAGTTAGGGTTTCGTGATCGGATGAATCCTTGCATTTTATCTCTATTGAGGTGATTGTTGGAGAGTCTGAAACTAGGTAAAAAGGAGGTATATGATCCATGCTTACCTTTGCAATAAAGCAGGAATCATTCTTAATGAAGTTTAGCTCTTCCCAGTATTTTTTAAAGTTAATCGTCTGCATAATTATTTAGTGTGGTGCATCGCATAAGTGATACTCAACCAGTGCGCTTAATTCGTTCAACTCCCACCAACCAACAAAACCGTAAGTGGGTTCTAAATCTCCCTCTGTTCCAGGAATGACATTACACCCGTTCATGTAGTACATATGAACGCCCGTTGTGTTTATAGGAATAGTTCCTGCTGCATCCCAGTACATCACCAGAGTAGCCCAATTCTGATACGCATAACCCCAATACTCCTCTCCGCAACCCCCCTCGTTATTGCAGTAGCTCATCGGATCGGCTGTTTCTACTCTGGAAAACATACCAAATCCGATAATGTACGGGTTTACTACCCCTTCGTTCGGGTTTTCTGGTTCTCCGTATTTTAGGTTTAACTTAGTTAGCCCGTTAAATGTAACATCAATAACTGAAGGGTAGCCGTACTCTCCACCTAGATACTCATCACCTAATTCCGTTTTGTACTTTGCGTATTCTGGAGGACAATCACAGTTTCCTATGCTAATCTCTACCTGTTTTATTAATCGTTTACTGGAACAAAACACCATCGTAAGACCATTGATCAGCCCGTTGATTAAATCCCTGTTGTGCCGCTGATAGTTCAGATGTAAATTCGCCCAGCTCAGAGAGGCGTTAATCTTTGCCGAGTAGGAAAGGTATCCAACCTGTGACATTATCGTCCATACTCCGCCTACGTCTTCTGTGGCTAGTAGCACAAACCCTTCGCTTGATATAGAAACATCCTTGTCGGTGTTTTCAATCCACTCAATATCCGTTGTTACAGGTATTGAGTACTCTACTACCCTTTCTGTTGGTTCGGTAGATACGCAACCACCACTATACTCAATTGGCATTCCTACAAAATCGTCATAGTGTGATTCCATAAAATGAAACACCTCTCGCCAAGGGATTTTCATTGATTCGTAGGAGTATTTATTTTTCCCAATGGTCAGCGCATCCGTTCTTGTATTGACTATTGTTGTTGTTTCAAAGAAACTGATATGCTCGATGATAAACTCATTTTCCACCTCATCATAATCCCAGTACACGTTGAACATAATTCTTAGAATGTCCATCATCTGCGAAAACGAAAGCATGGCTATTGTGGCAGGTTCTGAACTTGACGGGGTGACAATATCACTTTTTTGGGCGATTGCTATGTTAAGATTTTTATTGGTGTCTAATGTTACGCAATCCGTTGCAAAGGTAAAAAAATCGCTGCTGATAGTAGCACTAGGAATTAACTGCTGGCATAAATATTCAATGATGTCTAGCATCCACATACATCGAGTGTATGGTGCTGTTGGAAATACAATATTTGGTGATTGTACTGTAACCGCTAATGTTTTTCCAATGATATTTACCTCTTCATTCCATTTATCGAATATGTCTCTGTACTTATCATCTGTTTCAGGGGTAACGATAAACTTGCAGTTATCCACATCGAAAGAACCTTTATTAACCGAAAAATAACCCGTATAGCATAAAATACCATTATTATATATTTTTATTTCCAGCTCATTGCATCGAGTATTTGTGTTTCGGTCAATATTAAAAAAGTAGTTAAAATCATCTATTCCATTACTTGCATCGTTTATGAATAGTAAAGAACCGCTAAACTTAGTTCGTAAAAATATTAGGTTATCCTGCTCTTCCTTTCGAATACTGCACGAACGGTAGTTAACGGGGTAAACATCTTTTACAACCCCCGCATTTTCAACAGTAAACTCATATCCTGCCCCTACTATGCTCATCGTTTTCTTATTACCCGTGTATGATGATTTTTTCTGATTATGGTACGATCCGCCAGTTCTGTTCTTTCCCCGTTGTCGGTAAAATGCTTATTCAGCTGCTTCATCTCCCGTTCGATGCTGCTTAACCTTTTTTCTGAAAGGTCGCTGGAAATATTGATGACTGGTTTTAGATTTGGTTGCGCCCTAAACTTCTTTATATCCCCTTTATTAAAAGCCTTGATTACCTGATGGAACTCATTGCCGTACTTGGCGGTTGCTCCCCTTGAAAGAACACCCCATGCCTCTCCATCCTCAACTTCAACATGATTTAAAAATGCTTCTCCGCCCTCGGAGTGTCGTTTACCCTTTACGGTTCCAGAACCGCCCTCTGCCAGTTGCGCTGCTTTTCTTGCCTGTATTTTTGCTGCTAAAAAGGTTGAGAACATTAGCCCTATTGCGATAGAGCTAAGAATAACTCCTAGTGGGTTAGCCCATGTTAACGTTCTTATTATATTGGTTGATGCTGTAATTAGATTGGATGTTTGAGTTGCTGTATCTAGCGCATTCTGAATTTTTCTTGCCTTTTCCTCTTCCTTTAACGCCTTATCCCGTTGCTGTTTTAGCAGTTCTATCTCGTTTGCTTTTGCTCTTACGTTCGATGCAAACCCTTTTTCCATTAAATCCTTTTCGGTTTCAAGGGCGTTTTGCTCCTCTTCAATGCGCTGATTGAGTATGTCGGTCTGTCTTTCAGCGTCCTCTACCCGTTGGTCAGTTATCTGTTTTATCGAATCAAAAACGGATTGGGCTGCATCAATAATCGGTTGTATTTGGTCATCGGCAAACCCCATCCAATGCAAAACCTTTGTCGCTAATGATTTGCCATCCCATAATGCCTCTATTTTCTTCTTAAGTATTTCATTCTCTTGAAGAAGTAACGCCCCAACCTCCCAGTCTTTTGGGTCTAACGATTTATTTAATTCCTTAATACGTTTTTTATTATCTTCAATCTGAAGATTAATCTTATCCTCTTCAGTTCCACCAATTAATTCTAATTCATTTTCTGCATATTTCTTTTCAAAATTTAGTTTATCATCCCACGCCGCTTTGTTTATATCTCGTAGCTCATTCTCTGCTTGCTTTTCAAGTTCAATACGCTTTTTGTTTGCTATTAAAGTAATGAGTTCTTTTGCACGTTGTATTTCCTCAATACTGGTAACATTCAGTTTATATTCTTTAATTAAAAACTGTTCTGTTTTATCAAGAGATTCGAGTTCATACTTCTCCTGAGCGTTTATCTTATCAACCCCTTCGAGTTGGGCTATTTCTGATTCTCGGTTCTTGTTGCGAAGAGCTTCTAATTTAGTAAAGTATTCTGCATATTTTTTTAAAACGTCTTCTGCCGAATCAAGTATTCCTTTATCAAATTCACTTAATTTTATAGTAGCTCTTTCCGTTCCTTGCTCATACTGCGCCTGTACTCTTAATACATTATTCCATGCAGCAACAAGAGCGTCTTTTGTTTCTGGTTTTAATTTACCCAATCCTTTTAACATCGCCTGATATTTATCCGCTTCTTCTATAGATAATCCTATAAAATTCCCCTGCTCATCGTATAATTCTTTATTGTGTTTTTTAATAAATTTAATTTCGCCCTCACTCATGGTTGCCAGCATCTGAGAATTATCTCTTGCCGCCTGAATCTGAGCCTCCATTTTATCAACCCTTAAATCATAGTTTTTTACTAAGTCTTTTAATTCATCTTCACTTAACTTGGTTTGTGATGTTGCTACAAATAATTCATTATTTAACCCTTTATTTGCAACGGCAAGCGACTCTGTGTTAAATTGTTTTTGAGCTTCTAAAAGTTCTAACAAAGCTTGTCTCCTTTTAGTCAGCGGTATGTTCTGGCTCCTGTATGTTTTTTCAAGTTGTTCTGTTTTTATGGCAAGTTCTCCTTGGCGTATTGATAGGGCAGAATTGCTGTCTGCAATATTATTTAGTGTTCGTTGATACTCTTTCCCTATTTCAATAAATTTAAAGAAATTGGTAGTTAAATTTTCAAAATCTAAAGAGGCTAATGAAACCTTCAAGTAATCTAGCCCAGACTTTAATCCAGCGGCACGAACTTTTAAAGCATCAGCTCCTTCTGATGTTAATAACATCCCCTGATGCACAAGTTTTAAAACAACACCAAATGCGGCTCCTACAATAAGAATTTTAGCCCATATAGATTTTAGTGCATTTATTTTATCCCCCATTGATACTGTTTTTGCTTCAATTTTGTTGCTATTATTGATTATTCCACCAGCACTTGATGATTGTTTATTACTAATACTATCTATTAAACTACCTTGTTTTTTTGTATTACTCTCAGTTTGGTTGTATAAATTTTGGTTTGCTTGCTGGGCTTCCTTTAGTTTAGCAATATACTGACTATTATCAGCAACTAATGTCATATCGATCTCTGTAGCCATCTTACTTTTTTTTAAAATTCTGCATGTAACTAAAAAACTCAAACACATCCATTCTTCTCAGCTCCTTCATCTGTACTGCATCGCCCTTGGTTAAATCAAACAGGGTGCTGCTCCATCCCTCTCTTAGCTGCTTTACTTCGGTGTCAATGTATCTGAATCCTTGGTTTTTTCCGTGAGGAAAGAATGATTTAAACTGATTCTGTAAGCGGGTAGCCAACCGTTCACAAGACTGCCCGCCATATGAAAAAAAGGGTTTACACTGCACTCCTTCCCCCAGCGATCAATCTTACCCCGCATCTTGGCTTCATTGTACTCGGTTCTGTCCTCATTCTCCTCATTAATAAACAGCGCACAAATTCTCAAAGCAGCATCGGGTTTCTTCTCTTCCAGATTTACAATTCCCTTCATCATATTGTGTAGTATCACAGCCGATTCCCCAAACTTTAACTGGTTGTGTAAATCCCACAACTTGCGAAGGTTTTTGAACATATCAGCAAACGTGGCAGAAAAACCAAACTCAATGGCAATCTCCTCCAGTGCCATGTAACGCTCGAATGAAATGGAATCCTCAACAAACCATTTCGATCCGTCACAGTCAAATAACTTTTTGCTAAAATCAACCTCAATTAGTTCAGTCATTTAATTTACCTCCATGTTGGATTTAATATATTTTTCATTCTTGCGGCAAATAAACGATTTTCAGATTGTTTCTTTGCTGCTGTTATCTCTTTGTGTCTTTTTGTCTTTCTGCCATAATTTTTACGAATTCCACTTCTTTTCCCAGCAGCATTCTTATTACCTTTTGGTGCTCCCATGATTAGTCCTCCAATTTAGTGATTATTAAATCCACAATGTACGCTATGGTAATAGCAGAAAGTGTGAATAGTATATGGTAGAATAAATTGTAATCGAAAAGAAAAATATAACTCCAGAACGCAATCTGTCCCGTGAAGCATTTTGAGCAACCCCCTAACGGTTTATTCAACCAGTCGGGCAGCGGCTCAATTAATTTCCAGTAGAAGTAGAATAGTTCCCCCTCTAAGGTTATTACCCTCGAAACGCAAACACCGCTAAGGGCAATTAGGAGCAGGGTTATCGTTAGGCTCATAGCATTTAGGTATTATCTTATAGCTTACTGAAATATTCAAAGCGAAGTAATCAAAGGGGTACATCAAGTATTGGGTTAACGGCTCGTTGTACCTATACTTCCCGAATATAGCACTGTTGCGAATATCCTGACCCGTTACCCGAATAGATAGGTTCTTAAATACAGTGGTTTGTATCGGCATATCAGGAAACAAATAGAGAATTTCAGCGATCATATTGGCACTATTATAATCCGCTTTATTCAGCTTCTTCATGTTCGCCCAGCAAACCAGTTTTAGCTTGCTCTCCACATCCTGCCACCGTCCAACCTTATCACCAAATGTAATCCCGTTGTCCTCAAAGTAAAGAATTGAACTATACTTAGAATTAGGCACTAATTCAGCGTATTTTCCAGTCTTGCACTCATCGAAGGTATATAGGCAAGAAACGGGGTAAATCGTTTCTACCCGTGCGCCCTTGTCATCTGTGATACCTATTCGCATGGTTTGAACCAACCCTGCCAGTTTATCCACGAACGAAGCACCCGTTAAGTACCCCTTGAGTATTTCAGCTATTTCTATGTTCATAGTCGCTTATCAAATATTGCCTTTACTGAATGTATGTAGTTGTCCCGCAAGGTATCAATTTCCACATCGTTTAACGCCAGAATTGTTCCAAAACGCTCAGTTAACCCTTCCATTTTCTTTCTGTTCTCCTCTGACTGTGCGCCAATAACAACCTTATTCTCTGACTTGGAAATAATATCCGTATTTGCCCACATCCTTCCCGTGTACGAAAAGTCAACGTGCGCAGTTTGTCTGCCCTGTAGCTGTCTGAACTGCTCGTAACCACCCTCTAATTCATAGAGTTTTATTGTTCTTCCGCCCTTCTTAATCGTTACCCATTTCAGCTCTTTGCGCTTTTCTTTACTTCCTGCAATAGATTCATTACCTGACTTTTTCCAGAAGGAACTACCATTAACAAGCATTGGTTTGCGAGAATACCCCCCAGGATTATTCGGAGATCCGAACCTACCCCCTTCGTGGTTAATACCTGTTTCAATAATACGTTTTATTACAGTAGCCTTAGCGTCCATAGCAGCCTCCAATAACAACTTCCCTTGATCGTGTTCTATATCAAGAATCGTTGCATCAAAACGCCTAATAAAGTCACCAAGTTGGATTTGCATACTAAAGTCTTTGTCCTCTTACTGTTATTTTATCCTTACACCTCCAGCAGTCGTTCGCATTATAGTCAACTTCCTTTGCTATGTAGTTGACCATTTCAGCGTATCGGCTCTGGAAGAATAGCCTATTTACATCAATCGTTTCCGCACTTAGTAACGTGTACCGATTGACCTCGTTAGAATCCAAAATGTAATCAAGTAAATATTCCCCAGATTTATAAAGTATTGCCATTGCAACACTTAAAGAGATTGGGTCGTTCTGAAAATCCATCCCGTCATTGCAGATAATCCCGAAGGAGTTACACCTCGTATCAGCAATAATCGATAACCCGTGCGCATAGTGTGATTGTGACCAAGAATCCAGATCGCTCGTATCACTGCCAACAATACCCGCTACCATCATCCACTGAGTCCAGTTATCCCTACTTCGTGAGTAGCACGGTTTCTCATGGCTGTAACACCACTTAAAACCACCACAACCACAGGTTAACTTGTTTTTAAGTACCTTTCCATTGGACTGGTAGATAAAGAAGTACTCCTTGTCCAGTTCAAGTTCTAATGGGGTTGCTAAAGTATTGACTTTGTTTTTTCCTGCTTGGCTTGTTAGCGAGTAGGTGATTAGCTGCTCCTCTTCCGTCCAAACTTCCAGCGTAACGGTTTCGGTAGTTTCGAGCATCAGGTTAAACCCTCTGATTCGAATGGTTGCCCCGTTTACATCGCTGAATATCTTTAAGCCTTTGTAGTTCGAAAGTAAAGTACTTCCAATCCATTTGGTTTGTCCGATATTCCCAGAGAAAGGGTGATGCCGTGCCTCTAGGTACTTGCTCATTTCCCTGAATAAATCAACCTTAAAAGTTACTATGGCATTATTGCGGGCGTTGTCCATCTTCTGCCAAACGTCCGTATCTCCACCCAATTCAGAGAATCTTAATAGGTCAATCCCCTTCAGCTCATCCAAATACAAACCAGATGAAGACGTACTGTAATCAATAACGTAATCATCGACACAATCAGGGTCAACCCTAGTTAATCCTATTGCTAACTGTAAACATTCAGGTATTGCGCTCATGGATTTAAAATTAAAGGGCTGTGTAAAAATACAAACAGCCCTTTGAATTATAAATAAATATTAGTTACTATTCGCATTCGAAGTTCAAAATACCAGTGATATCCTCGTTGCATGGGTAAGGATTCATAGCAAATAAACCGTGAAGCTGAATTTTGTAGGCTTCTGTAAAATCGTTTGATTCACAGGTTTCCTTCATTGCGATATCGTAGTAAATGCCTGGGATATTCCGTGATGGCTCGCTCCACAAAGCGTAAACGCCTGCTTTTGGTGTTGCGTTACCAATACCAAGTGGATTCCATGCTTTGCTTAGGAATGCAGCGGCTGTTTTGTGAATCAGGAAGGTAGAACCAGGGGCAACGGCTTCAATGTTCTCTGGGTCAACGTAGATATTCCCGATTGCACCAATCTTCTTAAATCCACCCTTATCAGCCATTGTTCCCTGCTCAAGCTGACGGTTGAAAAGAAGTTGGAATAGGTTATCACCTGTTACCAGGTAAGGAGCTTTGAATTTATTGCCACGAATTACCCTGTTGAAATAACCCCAAATCTGATCATCCCAGTACTGAGCAGGAATAGTAGTTAAAGCACCTGCAACCGTTCCGATACTTCCTGTGTACTGGTTTGTGCCAGCGTTGGCGAGTACCTGTGCGGTGATGTAAGCAGCAACCCACTCATCCATTGCCTTCATGTGAAGGAGCATATTCTTCGCAACAGCCTGAGATTTTTCAACGGTTCTTTCCCTGTACACACGATCCGCTACTTTAAATGATGTTTCTTGTAGACACTCAATGTCATACTCCTTGCATTGTGGTTCAACATCCTCACCATCAATATCGCAATCATCGGAGCAATCATCAGTAGTAACGGTGCATTTCTGCAACCACTCAACCGATAAAGTTCTTTTTTTCTTACCCAGTATTTCGGTAAAATTTACCGATTGGTTTCCTAGGACTGCCTTAGCAATCTCAACATCAGAGATTAAGTCGATGTTAGCAATTGGGTCTGTCCATAAAATATCCATTTGACCCTGCACCATTGCAAGGTATCCGCAATCAATCTGTCCAATCTGACTCATTTTTACAATTTTTTAGTTTTTTGTTTGCTGTGAAATCCATTGTTTCGTTAGATTGGCTCTCTCTTCTGGGGTTTTCATTTCTTTCATCTTTTCAGCGTACTCCGTTGAATCTTTTATAGGCTTTACGGGTGGCACTTTCTTTGTTTTATCAGCACCTGGTATGGTTGCTGAACTTCTGGCTGTGCTTGCCGCTGGAAAATCAAAATACTTTTCCCCTTGCTCGTTCACATGATCGGTAAATGAGATCGTGTGTCCGTGCGAATCGGTGGCTATCTTACCCTCCTTGTCAAGAACTACAACAGTTCCGTCCTCGTTCATCTGGTAGTTGCCCGATTCAATTTCTCTTAAAAACGTGTTTCTCCATGTTGCGGCTTTCTTCGCATCCTCTGGGAGTATCGGGTTTTTAGATTCAATTTCCAGCCAGGCGAGTTCTTTGATCTTATCTAAACTCTTCTGCTTGGCGAAATGCTCATCTTTCTCCTTTACCTTTTTTTCCCATTCAGCATCTCTGGCTTTTAGTGCCTTATCATGCAAAGATTTTAGCTCAATAATCTTGGGGTGCTTGTCATCCACTTCGCCCTTCGATTTGCTTGCCTTTGCCGTTTCTGCTGCAACAATTTCATTTACGAGTTCAATGCCAATCTTATCTGAATTAACATCGTACTGTTCCTTAATTTGCTTTTCAAGTTTGGTAAACGACTCTTTTAAACCACGATTGTACTGATTCGTATTCTCTTTCTTGTGGTCTGATATTCTCGTTTCGTCTGCCTTTAAAGCGGGGTCAATCGTTGTTAACTCTCCAGCATCATTGTAAAGGCTTGCCAGCACCTCGGTATCCAGTTTTAAGGTTTTGGATAAGAACCCGTTGATAATACCCTTTTCGTTTTCGGTCATATATTATTCTAATTTTGTTTTTTTAATGACAGTTTTTACCTCCTGTGGGATAGGTGTTTTTGGTTTGGGCGTAATGATGTCCTTCGACTCGCCCAGAAGGATGTATTTATTAGCCTTGCCACTGATGACGATTTGCTCCCATTCCTCTTTGCTCAAAAAGTAGGTGCGATCAGTCTTTTTATTTTTTACTTCTAGTTGCATGGCTATTTGGCTTTAGGTTTGCTTTTACGTACCCGTTTTTTTGCAGCGGGTTTTTTTACGACAGGAGTTTTTTCAGCGGGTTTCCCGTCTGGGGTAAAACTATCTTCTGCCTTTACCACATCGGCAACCTCTTTTTTTTGGACGATCAATTGCTTTACTTCCTGTGGTGCTTCCGATAGTTTTGATTTAATAATATCGGATGTTAGTTTTGTCTTAAGGATAACGGGTGATTCATCTACCTCTCGCCATCCTGCCTTTTTAAGAATCCTTGCTGCCTTTTCGTGAACATGAATGGTGCGCTGATTCTTTTCGATTGCAATTTTTCCCATTTTCTCCATAGATTTAACGTGTTAAAATTAAAGTAAATTAAACTTATTTATTAGTAATTATTAATTACTTTCTTCTTCCTTCCATTTCTTTGCCAATTCATCGCTGATATAACTCAAAAAATGCCTACAATTATAACCCCCTCTATCAATTAGCGGATTGTAGTCTGGATAGCCTAAATAACTAGGTATCGAGTACTCGTCCTTCTGCTTAAATTCGGATATGTGAATGGAATCAGCGGGAACCCATGTAGACCAGCCCTCTGCATCCTCCGTGCTATAAACATGACCGTTATGCTCTCTGCAAAAATCCCTCGAATCCTTTACCAGTCCTCCTTCGTATAGAAAATATTTAAGTTCTAAGGTGGTTGCTATGGATTGCGAGTAGGCGGCATCATGCTGTTGAAAAACATCGTACAAAGAATTTTTCATATACTTCTCATACGCCCCTCCGCTTTCGGGTGTTCCTTGTATGTAGTCTTGTAAATTTTTAAGTGTATCAGAGAATTTGCTTTGTGCGATTACCGATTTAAAAACGATACTTTTAACCCCTTTTAGCACGGTGGTATCCTGAATAAGGGAGGACATCCAACCTCCTTTAATCATTTCACCGCTTGCCTTTACTCCGATTCGTTCCCGCATAACCAGTTTGGCGTAATCAGTCGCTTTTCGTGTCATGGCAGTCGCTCCCATCATGGTTATAAAGTACCCATCATTGATTGCGTTCAACTTGGTAAACCCTGATTGTAGGGTGTTGATTAGTGAGGGGTATTTATTCTTACTCATGTCGTTCAGCACGGTATCTACCTGACTTAAAAGGCGTATGTTCTTCGGGGTGTTTAGTATTATACCATTCTCCGTTTCTAAATTACTTAGCGTTTTATCCAGTAGTTCATTGAATAGCGATGTTTGCATATTAAGGGCAAACACCTCCATTTGTAGCCTGTATGTGTCAATAAGATTTTCCTTCTTACTTAGTATCTTCCGTAACTGTTCGCTGGGATTCATAAAATTCCTTTTTCATTTGAAAATACATCGCCTTGGCTGATTCGGGGTTATAGGTGTCTATTGTCAGCCCGTTATACTTCATAAACCCGTTAATGCACTGGTCAATGGTTATTGCTGGAACGATGGTTTTTTGCCCTTCGATCCAGAAGAACAAACCAATCATCTCAATATTCCGCTTGTACAGTTTAGGAATACACTCTTTAAAGTTAGTGTCTACCATTGGTGTATCGTTGTCTAGTTAATTTGTCAATCCTAACTAATGTATTGCTTCCGTTATGTACGTGATCAACTTGGCAGCAACCGAATAGAGAATGCTTAATCCCATAGTACTTTAGCTGCGCTGCGTAATCATCATCCGAATACCAAAACTCATGGCGTTCTGGAAGTTTTTTGATGGTCTTAAGTATATTCCGATCAATGAATATACACCATCCCGTTAGGTGTTTTCCGATCAAATACCCTTCATAGTTGAAGTACCCTCTTTTAAAATCTTTCTGTCTTTTGTCTTGGCTCATGCAGCTTGCAGACATTACCTTATTCAATTTCATAAGCACTCCCATCTCATCCCAGCCAGGATGAAAAATTAGATCGTTATTACACAGTACACAAATATCACTTTTTGCCTTGGTCAACCCTAAGTTTAACGCTTTGTTATACTTGAATATTCCTTGGTATAGCAGCATTTCATCCACGTTTTTATATTCAGGGTCAATCTTACCAGATGTTTCAACAACAATAATGTTAAGCGGGCTATCCGAAAGGTTGTTAAGGATTGCGCTATCAATGGCTGCTTGGGTTATATCCCTTAACGGCTTATCAATAGTCTTTGAAACGAAAATTAAATCAAAAGATGTACTCATTGTGTGAGGTTGATTTATTAAGTCCGATATGATTAATTCCTAGCTCGTTGATGTACCCTGTTTGATACCCTGCTGCACGAAAAAACCTGCCAATGTCCATGTCCTCTTTCATACCCAGTAGGGCTAATTGCATAAATGCTTTCTTAGGCATTACCAGAAAAGCCCCGCCCGTGTGCGTTGTTTTTTGAAAGGTATAATCTCCGATAACCTCTCTGGAAATCTTTTGAGGCTCATAGTTCGGGTCAATGGTTAAATCCCTTGGAGAAATAACGTAGTTCATTCCGCTTTTCGAGTAGAAGTCTTTAATCTTTTCGAGTATTGCAGGGGTGACTATTTCAATGTCATTATCTAGCTTAATCACTAAATCCAAATCCATATCCTTGAGCGTATCAATGGCTAAGCTAATCCCTTTCGATATGCCAATATTGCGCTTAAGAAATATGTAGTAACTGATATTCTTTTCAATCCAATCCTGCGTACCATCGTTCGAGCTCTGGTCGATGTATAAATGGTAGTCGATGTACGAATTATCAGCTATGGATTTATGGGTTCTTTTCGTTAAATCCAAACGGTTATAAGTCAGTGTGAATGCTCCGATTTTCATGATAGTCTTTTTTTAGTTTCTTCTAGTACTCGGTCAATCCCCTTAAATAAATCAATCTGAGGGGTGTATTTTGTATGAAGTTCTTGTAGGTATAGGTAAGGTCGTTTAATCAGCGTCATCTTCTCTGGGAGCGCATTTTCAACCACGTATTCCTTATAAGAAATATTCAAAACTTTACACATATAATATGCCATTTCATCCATGCCGTAAAGTTTTGGATGACCTATATTTATTGGCATAACCTCGTTAACCGTCATTAATTTTTCTAGTATAACAACAGCATCAATCATGTGCAACCATGACCGCATCGCTCCCGTGTGTACCTCTATCTTTTCTTTTCGGTACAAATTTTCTGCAAATCGAATCATAGCGCTCCGATTGACCCCAAAGTTTTCCAGTTCTGAGTAGAACATAAACGGTCTTACGATAATTGCATTTAAGCCCTCTGTCCTTTCGTAGTTTACCAGTTCCTCACCTAAATACTTGGTCAACCCGTAAAAGTTGTTTGGATGACATTGAATATCCTCTTTTAAGTAACCATCCTGATTTCCGTAAACCTCACTTGTGCTGAAGTAGATTAACTTTGACTTGTACATCTTACAAAGATTAATAACATTCATAACTCCTGTAAGATTTGTTTCCACTGTTAAGCATTTGCTTTTTTCGCACGTGATACGGCTAACCATTGCGGCAAGGTTAAAGACTACTTCGGGTCTAAACTTTTTAAACACAACCCCAAGCTCTCCAGAGTTTTTTATATCCGCAATCATGTAGTCATCCGCAAAGGACTGAATAATATCAACCCTAAACACTTTATGATATTTTTTAAGGTAAGGCACTAATTCCTTACCTACATTTCCTTCGCTTCCTAAAATTAACACTTTCATGGATACATATCTATATTTGAACTGCAAAATTCATTTTCTAATAACCTTTTAGCTTTTTGGGCATTCCTATACTTTTTATAAAAATTAGGATGTATAAACCAATACGATTGTTTCTTAGTAAACATTCCAAATACTCCACATGGTACTTCTATGGTTTTGTATTGAATAATACAAAATCTTAATTTCCCTTTAATAAAAATCTTCCTCACTTTGATTGTTTTCATGGTTTTTTGGTTTTTGGTTCGTTATGCTGCGTTAATTAGATTAGCCCAATGTGTTAATGTTTCAATGCTCTGCTCGTATGTATAGCAGGGTGCGCCACTTTCTAAGAATATTGAATCATCAAAACCTTTCTCTTTTGCCCGTTGGTGCGCTAAAGTTTTTGGTAGTATCCATAGGATGTTTGCCCCTCTCTGATAGATTTTATTCTGTTTTATCCGTGTTGCTGTTTCGTTGATGTTGTTTATTGTATCATCTGGAAGTCCGATTATAAACTGCGACATGGTATTAATTCCGTGGCTGTTTGCTATTCGAATCCCGTTTATCATTTTCTCAACCGTTGTATTTTTGTTGCAGCGATCCAGAGATTCCTGACTAAGCGATTCAATGCCTAGCCAAATGGTATGACAGCCCGCCATTTTTAGCACCCTACAAAGTTCATCGTCTAATGATTCCGCACGGGAGGCGCACTGCCAGCCAAATGAACCCATCTCTGATATGCCAATGCTTATATCAATTGCCCGTTGCTTATTCGCTGTAAAGTTATCATCCTCAAACATAAACGTTTTCATTCCTTGGCTGAACCTCAAAGATAATTCATTTAGAACGTTATCGCTACTTCTCATTCGGTACGATTTCCAGAAGTCTGTTGATGCGCAAAAATTACACTTATACGGGCAACCCCTAGAGGAAATAATAGGCAGTCCCATTTCACCTCCATAGTTCAGCCCTTCGTAATCCGCAAAGGGTATATCATCAATATTAATAGAGCAACCCTTCACTATTTTAGAAGTATTGCCATTGATAATATCAATCATTGCCTTTTCACCCTCTCCAACTACCACCTGATTATATCCAATAGAGAGTAACTGTTCTGGCATTGCACTTGGATGGTGTCCTCCGCATATCAAATGCCCTTTAAAGTGTTCTCTTATTTCTTTAGCGTACTTAACCGAGAACGAGTGAAAGGTGGCTCCAACAATATCAAACTCCTCTTTCTCATCGTACATTTTTGATAAATCTATCGCCTTACAGTAATGCCCATTAGCCTTTATAGCGGCTTGCAAGTATCCGATTGCAGGGGTCGGAAAAACTTCACTATTCCAAGGGTTAATTAGTAGCACTTTCATTTGTAGAATGATGGGTATTTGTCTTTAAACTCAAATATCTCTTTATGTGTAATCTCTGAATCCTTAATGAATCTTTTTTGAGCGTAATCCTCTTTTCTGTCCGTTAAATCCTTGCCACTTTCTAAACACTTATCTAAATTTTCATCGTTCATGTAAAGAGGTATATTAAAATCGGTCTCTGCAAAGGAGGCAAATTTTTCTCTAATTCTATCCTTTCCCCCCATAGAGGAGTAATGCCAGCCACCGTTATAAATAAACTTGTTGCAATGCCTGTTGTTTCTTATATCTTGGGGGCTTACTATTCTATCTCGCTTTGCAACTACCGTTCCTATCCACTCCTGATTTGACTTACAGTTCACGTAAAAACAGTATAAATCTTGAACCAAACTGAATATATTTAGATGCTGATTAATCCCATTTAGTATTGCCCTAGGGTTTGGTATTTCGTCTAAATCAGAGATCATAATATAATCATCCGATGTAACATTCTCCCATCCTCTTTGTAGCATATTTCGATGAGCATTCTCAACAATCCACGGGTTTGATTGAGGGTAGGCAATATCTTTTAAGTAAATTATTTTATCCTCGTACTCCTTAAATCGTTCTCTATTCTCTTCGAAGTAGTACGGTTTTGGCAGTCCTGTATGGGTTATATTTATCTCTGCAATCACAAAGTAATCCACTATGCTATTAAGCGTTTTTAGCCTTAGTTCTAGTAGTTCAAACTCATTAAAGAAAATAAAACAGTCGTATATTTTCATAGGTTTTCAGTGTAAAAATGATTCGCTCTAAAGGAGTTTTCCTTGATTAGCATCTCGTATATCTTTTGATTAAAATTATGCCATTTTGTGTTCGGCTCTGTTAAGTATTGTTTACAGTTTATGGCTTTTTTAAACCTATTGCTATGCCATTGGTGGAATACAAAAGGCGTTGAGGGTATTTCTATTTTTAATCCTAGTAATCTGATTCTGTACAGTAAGTAATCATCTCCGTACCCGTAACCAAACGAGAATAGCTCATCATACCCATTCAGTTTTACCATGTTTTTAGCGGTGATTGCGCTACAATAGTCAAAGGGCATAATCCTATATTCAGGATGGTTGTACCATGCACTTTCTCCGTCAAACGTCATTCCCTGATGGTTCATTGATACATTGCTTGGAGTTTCACCTTTTGCAAGCGAGTAGCAGCCGAATGAGATATAGTCATTATCGGTTATATTTTCGCAGTATTTTATCACATCTCCCACATAGCAGCATTCAGCGTTTTGAATGATTACTATTTCAGGGTTGTACTCTTTTATCGCAAAGTTTAATCCAATATTGTAGGCTATGTCTGGATTGCTCCAGTTTTTATCCTTAACATTTATTACATCAATTTTATACCCGTAATCTCTGTTTATGGTTAGTTTTTTTTGACTTGCATCATCCACTATGATAACATTAAAATTATCGTGCGTTGATTGTTTAAGACTTAAAAGTGTCCTATTCAATTGCTCTTTTCGATCATAGTATGTCATCACAATAGAAATTTTTCTCATAAGTCTGGTGTGAATAGATGATCTGCTTTGTAGTTGTTTAGTTGTGTTAACTCAATCAGTAGGTTTGAGTTTCTTTCCAATAGCCCCGCTTGATTTGGATGGCTGGGGTTGGTATAGTGCCACTGATGCACCACAAAAGGAAAATCAATAATCCGTACATCTAATCCTAACATTTTAATCCGATTCAGCAGGTAGTTATCGCCATAAGCGACACCGTTTGAAAAACGTTCATCGTATCCATTCAACCTCCTTAGATTGTTTGCTGTTATAGCACTACAAAAATCATACGCAACAGGTCTATGAATTGAGTGGTTATACCAAGCATTCTCCCCGTCTATTATTGCACCGCAATTGTTAATACCCATAATCTCGTTAATATCAAACTCTGAGAAGGTAGTTTTTTCATCCAGTGAAAAGCAGCCAAATGACAGGTAGTTTAGTTCAGTTAGATTATCATTAGCATACTTTAGTACATCTTTAGTATGGTAGCATTCCGCATTCTGTAAAAAGATAATATCTGGTTTTGATTCTAAAGCTTTTATAATGCCTTTGTTGTATGCTGGCTCTGGGTTTGTCCATTGCTTTTCCTCTTTGGTGATGTTAATTACCTCAATTGGGAAACCGTAAGAACCGTTAATAGCTAATGGAATATCACTAGCATCATCCACTATCACAATGCTGAAATCTTTATGCTCGGATTCCATGAGAGAAAATAATGTTTTTTCAAGTTGATACTTCCGATTGAAGTATGTCATCACAATTGATATTCTCATTGCTTAATTATATATCGTACATCCCAGGTACATGGCAAACAAAGTATTCAGGCGTTTCAATCTTGGCATAGTTCTTATGTTTTAAAAGTTGGTGGTTAAAATGGTAATCGTGCGCATACCCTACAGCCGTCCACTTCTCCCCTAAATCTTTTCGGTGACAAATATTACTCGTTCCGCTTCTCCCGATGGTGATTATCGAGCAGGGATTTTCAACCCATTTATTTTTCCACCGAATATCATTGTACCAAACCCAGTCAAACCCATTCAGATTATTATTGATTATCTCTAGGTGATTCTCCCCGTAGTAATCATCAATATCTAAGTAAATAATATAATCACCTATTGCCTCTCTGATTCCTAGTGACCTTGGGACTCCAGAGAAGTGCGCTGCTTTATCTATAAGTAAACACTGTATTTTGTGATTTTCTACATATACCCTTGAAACAATATCAAACGATTTATTGCACCCATCAGCAATAACTATTAACTCCCAATCCGTAAAGGTCTGGTTAATTACGCTGTCAATAGCTCGTAGTATCTTTTCATCCCGATTATGTGCTGCACCAGGGTAATTACCCAAGTGAGAGGGCATAATTACGCTAAACTTCATCCGCTGGGGTTATTTGTTCCTTTCCAAAACTAAAAGCCTCTGATGTTTTTTTATCTATCTCGGCAATGATTTCATCCACCTTGACCTTTACCAACCCGTCAATCTTCTCAATGGTCAGATCGTAAACCCAAGGGTCTTCATTCTCCTTCTCTAGTTCCTCAAAGATATTCTCAATGTTTAGGTAAAGAATTTCATTGTACTGGGTTGTTTTTCCTGTTCCGATTACCATAGCCAACCTATCAACGCTAAAACCCCTGAACGGGTTAAACTGGTTCTTAATCCGAATCTTCTTGAGCTCTTCGGGTCGGTTCATGTATAGAATCTCGTTGATATCATCCTCAATGGCTGCCACCGTTGCGCTCGATGCCCCGCTGTCCTTTGCCATTTTCAGGTCGCTCATCAGCTCGAATAGATTTTTAAACTTCAAATCGTACGGGAATATATGCTCCAGAATTAACCCCTTGCCTAGCTCTGTAATCGTTGCAATATCTTTTACTACTGCTTTCCAAAGTTGTGAGTACTTTCTTAGGAACGGGTATAAAGTATCGTTCATGTTGTCCAACTCAATATTCTTCTCTGTTGCGGTCTGTACCGTGTCTGTTCGTGTGAATATCTCTGAGTTGAACATGGTGGAAAATACAACCCGTTTTAACTTATCGCAGTACTCATCCTGAAATTTTAATAGGTCAATCGGAGGGCTTAAATATAGCAGTAAATCTGAAAGGGGTATCATGTCCTCCTTTAGGTCTGGCATAGGCAGTTCAATCACATCCATAACTGACCCGTGATGGCTTCTGGTTCCTGAACCGTGACAAACGGGGCACTCTTTACCGTCAATTAATCTACCTCGGCTACACCCATCCGCATTACACTTCTGCACATAGGCGAACCGTTGAGGGAATGCCACCATAGCACAAGACAAATCCATTTCGGAGTTTATCTTTAAGGTTTTTTCGAGTATGCCTAAAACGCAATGAATTAGTGATACACAGGTGCGCCCCTCGGTCTGGTAGTCTTTAATAAAACCAATTCGATGTGCAGGAATGGTTCCCATCTGAGGGTTAAACTCCTCGAAGGTGAAATACTTTAAATCAATCTGTATAACTTCTAACTTTGCATCAATTCCTTCGCCTAGTAATAGTTTGGCTTGGTAATCCTTTCCAACCTGTGTCAATTGATACTGGTAATCACCGAGTATTAGCGTGTACTGTTCGCCTGGTTTCTTATCTCCCTCCTCTATGTAGTCAATCGCTATTAACGTGGTTAGATATTGTAACTGCTCATTAACCATTAAATAATCAATGGCTACTTGGCTAGTAATGATGGAGGGGAAGGGCTTGGCTTTCTCCTTGTTCGGGTCAAACGAATCGAAGTTAGTCAGTATAAAAGCATTCGGATCGATGAAAAGGTAATCCACGTAAGCCCACTCAAAAAACTCCTCTAAAGACTTATCGCCCCAGTACTTTAGAATGTACTCGTTTAGCTGGTTTACGGCTTTATCCCTATCGGATTGCCCGTCAAAATCTATGCTTTTGGTTAACGGTTGCTTTCTACTTGCCTTGTAGTATGGCAGTTTCGATGGGTTGATGATTGAGGGTGTGATGTGCTTGGTAATGTCCTTGCGCTGCTTAAACATTTCTTCCGTTTCACGGGTCACAATCTTTTTTAGCATTTCATCCAACCCATCACCAGAGGTTAGAGCGTAATACGTTTTGGCTAGTTCAGTAACCCGCTGGTAATCCTGATGCCTTTTTTTTTCTTTAACTACACCAACAAGATAATCTCTTGCATCGTCTTTGTTTTCAATCATTGAAGTAAGTATTAAATGCTGCACATAAAAAATAGTCCATTGTGTCCGAAAGATGCCCGTATTTCTGGTAGCGTTCGCCTGTGTCTTTATTAGTAACTACCTCTTTTTTCTTCGTGCCATCAATGTCCTGCTTGATGTAGGTTAAATCCGCCATAAGTTTAGGACAATTATTTCCAATAAGCAAATCAATCGGTAGTTTTCCCTCAAATATTTTATTAACAAACTCTCTTCGCTTTATTAGTGGAGGGTTTCTTCTTAGTACTCGGTTGCTATTATTGTTCAGTTTTTTTCTGAACATCTTCTCTATTACCTGATAGTGATGCCTGTACTCCTTGCTTACCACGTTTCGGCTTGAACCTGATGAATCCCCGTAATAGAATAACCCTTCCGCATCCCCGAAACGTCTTAATACTTCAACGCATACCTCTTCGGTAGAGTTATTAGGGTTTTCTAAAGCCACCTCTCCGATACAATATACTTTCCATTTTTCAGTTTTCTTATCTTTATACAATTGCCAAATGGTTGCTGAATTATATGGTACAACATTTTGATCAAAAGAAACATGAATGGCTAAATTAGGATTATAATTCCTATAACTCATATCCATTACGTGAGTGAGCCTAGAGAATGAACTATAAAACTCCCCTCCCTGTGTGGCGAATGGATTAGCATAGATAAGAGCCTTAACCCGTTCCTCTGAGTTGTTCTGCTTGTAGTTATCTATGTAGTTTGAGGGCAGGTTTGGCAGGTTGTGATATGTAGATGAAATGGTAACGTACTTGTTGTTAAATTCCTTTCTGAAATAGGTTTTATCTGAGTAGATTAACGCCCGAATCTCTGCAATATCTTTTTCCAGTTCAAACCACTCATTAATCCATGCTACTTTTGCAGGGCTGGTCAGAATATAAAGCGGGTTAAACGGTTCGCCTGTTGGGTCATTAGTAAATTTTCCGTCTTTGATATAAATACCTTTTTGGCGCAATCGGGCCATGATAATATCCTTTACGTCTTCCTCCTTCGTGTCCTTGGTTTCATCAAGTATAGCCCAGCCAAACTGTTTACCATCGTGCGCTTTTGCGTTATCCAATGACCCGATAAAGATAACCGTTCCCCCAATGAATGAGATAATGTTGCTGTATCGTTCAAAGGCGTGTTCCTTAGTATTAAAATGACTTGGTGGTTTATTTCCTACCACGTAAACACCATCTGGCGTGTCCTTGCTGTACTCAATTAGCCCCATATCCCTCCAGACTGAACGAATACGAAATAGGGTTGATGTGTTTAGCTGATCGTAAAAGTTCGCCCCAATAAAACCATATACGCTAGGAAAATACTTGATAAAAATGTAAGAGATGAACGCTCCAAGATGGGTTTTCCCGCTTCCGACTCCACCGAGAAATAGGTTAACCTGCTTGCGGCTGCTAAGAATAGCCGCTTGGGGTTTGCTTATCTCTATTTCCTTGTTTATACCCATTGTAATCGTCTAGCACAATCTAATGGTAAGCAATCTCCACGTGCAGTAAATGATCCAGTTCCTAATAATACCCCTGACCTGTTGTAGAATCGAACAATATATTTACCAGGAAGTAAATTGTAGGATACAATCCTTAAGTACTCATCGGGTGTATCGCATTTCGGGGGTGTTACAGATACAAACTGCACATCAACCCTTCCGAACGTTCCTGTAACAGTTAGGGCGTTGTCGCTGGTGAAGAATATTACCCTGCATTTATTACTCTCATCCTCTTTCTCGCAGGACAAAAGAACAACCAAAAGAATGAGCAATAGTTTATGTTTTATCATAGTTTCTAACGCTTATGGTTATGTCTGGCAGCCTATCAGGATTTACTATTTTAATATCTGTTTTAGCTGCAGCATCATATCCTAACATTTTATTGATTGAATCTAAACTTCTAATTTTGTCGTATAGTTTTATTTTTACATATTCTACCTCGTAGGGAACTCTTACTTTTTTCTTTTGTACTTCATTATATTCCCATTCAACTTTTTTTATCTTTTTTGTTTCAATTTCCTGAATAGATTGCTTTTGTTCGTCTGATAATTCCTCAAATTCCTTTAGTTCAATCCATGTATTATGAAGATGTGCGATAGAAGAAAAGGCTATTTTTTTGTGTTCTCTAATTACCATTAACGGGCTTATTCCAGCCATTTCAGCAAGTTGTGTTTTTAACATATCTATATATGTCAATATGTTAGTTTTTGTTAGTAAGTCGCTTGCGTTTGCTCTTGCTGTTGCATCGTTAACGTTTTTGTATGCTGCTTTATATGAACGAGAGCCATTATAGTCATAAATATACTCCTGACAAAATATCTTTTGTTTTTCTGTAAGCGGTTTTAATTCTGATGGCTCTTCTGCCATATTGGTTATTTTTTATTGCTGCAAATTTAACTCATTTCTGGTTAATTGTCAAATGTAATAACAAACATTGTTATTCCCATGAAACAGAATACCTCAAAGAACTTACTTTTTTAACGGTAAACCCTTTTCTTAGTAAATAGTTTGCAGTATTTGGATTGAGAAACATATATAAATTATTTCCTCCCTGCATTGCCATTTCTATAATATTGTTCTTTAATTCTTGTTTCTGTTCTTTATTTATAGGTAACACTCCCAAACTTTTACGGGTTGTTTTTCTTGCTCTTTTTATGAAACTCATATTCCCTCCTATTAGTTTTTTGTTATTTAGTTGATTATGTTTTGTTTATACGATGTGAGAATGTGACCGAGTGACATCATAACAGCCTATATCAAGCTTTCGGTCGGGCGCAAATCTAAAACCCTTATCACCCATTTTTTTCGAGTCGGTAACAATTGGCAGCAATTTCGAAAAGTGGATTTTTTGAACCCCCAACTCGTGAACGTCCACCCGATGCTTTTTTGTTACCCTTAAATAGTTCCTGAGAAACGTTCCTAGGTTCATGCTCCTATGGTACGTGGCAGTAACCATGAATCGGTAGCTCTTTTTGACCTTTAGAATTTCGTCAATAACTACCAAATTGCTAAAGAGCTTAACGTGATAGCCCTCATCCAGCAGCCAGTTGGTTATCTCTGCGAACTGAGGGTGCAGGGTTGCCTCTCCCCCCGAAAGGTAAATCTCTTTGATTCTTACAGGAAAGCGGTAGATAATATCCTTCCACTCGTAGATAGTTGAAATGGTTGAGGTCGGATAGCTTCCTGTTGGTGCTTTCAGTATGCAATAATCGCATTTTAGATTGCACTTGTAAGTCAATATCAGAGTTACCGTTGTCCCTCTCCTGAGCAGAAGCGTTTTCCAGTATAGTTTTATTCGGTTGTAGTTCATTTTATTTTCTTGCCGTATTTTATGGATTTAAAGCTAACGATTGAACTTCTTTTGATGATGCGCTCAATATCCCCGATGACGATGATAGACTCCTTGGACACGAAGGTTAACTTACCGCTAAAGGTGTTGATGTAACCCATCTTGTTCGTGTAGGTTATCTCTACTCCCGTGTTTTCAAGTTCTTTTAATCTCATATTTGCTTGGTATTTGTCATATATGAGAATTATTTGAGCCCAATGGCTTTGATTTCCCTTGCTTCTATTTGTTGAAAAAATAGATTACTTTGGTTTAATCGTTCTAAAAACGGCTTTAACTCCTTGGCGACTTCCTGAGCTAAATCACAAATATTGTTTATCATTTCTTCGCTCTTATTCTGGCTGCTTAGTAAATCCCAAATAGCATTTTTTATTTGCTCGTATTCACCCATCATAGTTAGGGCTTCATCCTGAGTAAATTTGGCAGGTATTCTTCTATGTTCAATCAAACAGTACTCTTTAACTCTTTCAGATAGTACTTCTTTCCCTGTGTTTAGCGTTTCGTTTCTCCACTTATGAAATTGACCGTAAAGAAAGTTTCGATTACTTCCAAGTTCGGGGTTCATTATTATAGCATTTTTTATGAAGTTATCCGAATTTTTTTTCATGGCTAATCGTCTATACTCGTAAACTGCAAAAACCTTAACCATTCGAATAAGGGATATAAATTCAGATCCTAAAAGTCGTTTCCCCCCTTCAACTTCCTTTGTTAGTTTTACAAGTTCGTTTCTTATCTCGTTCCCCTTTGTACTTTTTGAAATCATACAAAGTTTCTTAGCTGCATCAATATGTATATTGAACTCTTGCCTAAACTGCCCTTGTTTTCCAGCTACCATATTACTCGACATTCGTGTCGAATAATCCTTATTTAACTCAAAGTAAAAACTATCTATCAATTCCTTTTTTATAAATCTTGAATATTGCGATTTGGCAAGCCCTAAGTAATCGTATAATTCAGTAGATAGAACTGATTGACCTAAATCACTTTCGTATGATTGTATCATAATATTAATTAATTGATTTGTGCAAATATAACACTTTATTTTATATATTCAATCATTTAATGTTTTTACTTTCACTAAAATGCAAGTAAAACTTTTTAACAATTTTGTAAAAAAGTATTTATTTCCCTATAATTTAGATAATTTGTGAACCTTTATAAGTTATTAATACTCATTTTAGGTTTATCAGTTTTCTCCTGTAAATATCGGCAATGTTGCTCCAATCCCTATCGCTCATCTTTACGGTCGTTCGGGCTTTTTCTTTTAGTTTGTCGGCGGTTCCTAAACCGTAAACTTTATCCAGATTCTTAGCGTAAACCTCTAAGTTACCCTTCAATTCAATATTACAATATGGGCATTGTGGATTATTATTAATCTCATCCACGAAGGTAGCGGTGTCCGAGCGTTTGCAAAAGTGCCCATCATGCATCATTTTCCAGTGCTGAACACAATCGCAGGTAAAGCATTTTACAAGCCCTCGGTAATCAGCATCCTTTCTCCGTACCCACTCGCTAAAAAAGATTGTTGCCCGTTGCTTATTGGTCATATTCCAATCGTTACCTCTGTTATTTCATTTTTTGCCTTTAAGAATTTCAAACTCCAGTAAGCCGTAAAGCATAACCAGCTAATCTCAAAGGTCAAATAGTTACAGTCCTTCGACTTTTCAAACATCAATTTAGGGCAAGGAAGTATAAACCATTCGCCTTTGTGCTTCCAGTAGCTGCCGATTGTTTTTGATTCTTTCATGAGTTCTTCTCTTTAATTCGTTTCGGTTAAATGGTTTATAGAGTTCAATTAATCTTTGGAAATTGTTAAAAAGGTTTATCCCCTTCAATTAAAGCGTCAAAATATTCCTTGTTGTCTATCTCAAGTGCTTTGTGATGTAAATAGTTTGAGTTGTCCCAAGAATTAACGTCGTCTTTTGGTTCATATCTTCCATTATTGTAATTATACATCAATTCGGTTTGTCCACCGTCCCCAAGGTGCTTAAATTTTACTTTCTGAATATTTACAATAGTTTTCTTCTGTTCAAAATCTCTAAATACGATAATACCGTAATCGCATTTATTGTAAAAATTTGCAGAACCGTTAATATCGTAAAGCGTTGGAATCATGTAGCTATTATTCGAGCGATCCATTTTTCGAGGGTGCGCAACTAAAAAAACTAAAACGTTATACTTCTTACCAAACATGGTTAGGCGGTCAAGGAATCGGCTAATATACTCCGTTTCACTTTCGTTCTTATCTCTAAGGTGTTCAATTTTATTGTAAGGGTCAATAACAAGTATCTTAATACCCCGTTTTTTTACTAGATATTTTGCCTTAATCAATATGTTTTCAATAGTCATATCCTCCTCGGGGTAGATAAACGAAACGTTGTCATCAATATACTCAAAGGTTTCAATATACTCCTTTTCGGTTATATACCCTAACTGGAATCTTTTACCCGTAATCTTTGAGCAAAGTTTTGAGTAGTGGTATTTAGTCGGGTAGTTTTCGGGAGAAAAGTAAGCTGTTTTCCATCCGTAAAGAATATTAAGTTTGGTTGCAAGGAAATCCACAAACTCACTTTTGCCATGCCCAGGAATACCCGTTACAATTGCCAACCTTCCGAGTTCAAAAGTCATCAAAGCGTCAAAGTTTGCAAGTTCTATAACGCTTCCTTTCTCTAAACCCTTAACGAAAAGAGTGTATATTTCATCGTAACAACTATTCAGGTTAATAATACCTTCAACAGGCAACTCAATAGCCTCCTTTATTGTACTCGATAAAGCCAATCCCCCTTTTTTACAAAGGTATTCATTGGCATCCTTGCAGTCCTTAAAGTTTACAATGTAGCATCTTTCTTGACCTAATCTTCTTATCAATTCTTCTCTTAATCCAATCCCTGCTATATCGTTATCTGTTGCAAGATATATCTTTTCAATCGGTTCAAATAAATCAAAGTAATTGTCAAGATATTCCATATTCCTAGCACTTGCTCCATTGGGTACTGATACGCAATTTTCAAATCCGCATTGAATAAATGAGATACAATCAATTTCACCCTCTGTAATAATTATTTCTTTAGCGTTTTTAAGGCTGTTGATGTTGTAAAAAATTAGTTCAGCATTTTTTGATAAGGTAAAATGCTTATCAATATCCCTGCTTTTTATGTTTACAATTCGTTCATCCAAGTAAAAAGGAAAACATATTACTGGTACTTCTTTTTCAATCTGAGGGACAAAGATAGTATCGGAGCAAATACCCATTTTAACCAAGGTGTTTTGATTTATCATTCTTCCCTCAAACCACTTCACAAACTCATTCGAAAGTTCGGTTTTGTTTCTCCACTTAGGGGCTTCGTAAACCTTTTTTTGCATTTCGGGTTTAAATTCATAAAACGAAGCCTCGCAGTCAGTATTAAAACAATGTCCCGTTTTTTTAGTATCATTCCAAGAAAATGATTTTTTACTTTTATGCTTTCTAGTCTTTGAACATTCTGGACATTCGGCATAGTTTTCTCCGTTTCTCCTTGGCTCAAAATCATAAAGTATTTTAGTCTTGCTAGATATTATTTTCATCGATTGTTCGAGTATTTTGTTTCTTGTTGTGTTTTTGATTCCCATGTTCTAATAGAGGCTTTCCAGTCTTTCATTTTATTTTTACCAATCATCCACCCTTTTGCTTCATAAAAATTTAAAAATTTATTCGGATCAACATTATTTTTTCTTTCTATACAGTATTGTTTAATTTCTTCATAGCTCGGTTTTATAAAATTAGCAACTCCTTTTTTAATAATATCTTTATTTTCATTTTCATTTTCAACTAGGTTAGCACTTGCTAAACCTAGTGATAACCTAGTGCTTTCTTTTTGTTCAGTTTCTTTTTTTGGTCTACCACCTTGCAAACCGTTATTTCTACGACTTTCAGAAAATTTAACTCTTTTTTCAATTTCACTCTCTAGTTTTTTGTTGAAAAGCAAACCGCTTTCATCAACCGAAAATTTTAACCTAAGGTTATCCGAAATAGAACCTACCAATAAGCTAATGGTTTTTTCATCTAGTCTACCCTGCTGGTGCATATATGCCAATATAGTTATATACTTTCCTTTATCTTCAAAAGACATAGTAAGAGTACCAACTAGAAAGTCCTGAGAATAAAAAAGAAATGCGGGATCTTTCATAGTCCTCTTATTAGTTTGAGTAGAATAAGTTTTATGTGTTCTTTTTCTTCATAAATCTTATCAATATCATTTTGTCTTATTGATTCACCTAATTTTATCGCAAAATTTAACCTATCATCTACTATTATCAAGAAAATTCTATATAAAAACTTAGCTAATTCATTAACATCATACTTACTTATCTCATTATGGCAATCTTCGCATAATGTTATTAAGTATGAATTATGATAATCCCACGGATTGCTTATATGGTTAGCATAAATTATATGATGTATGTTTAATGTTTTTTCGGTTGAAAAACAATTCTGACAACAAAACCCATCCCTTTGCATAATTTCTAATCTTTTCTTTTGCCAAAGTGGATGCTTTAATTTCTCAGAATAAGTTAAATATTTAGGTGATTCATTTGCTTGATTTTGTGGGTTATTTACAGCATCCCTTATGGAAACTGATTTGGGTTTTTGACTTATAACCATTGTATTTTCTTTTACAACCTCTTTGGTTATAATTCTATTAGGTGCTTTTCTTTTCATACCTATAAATAGTTAAAGCCATTAAAACGAAAAAACACGGATGCAAAGGGCTTCCACTCCCTGTCCGTGCTTAAACGCCTTAATGGCTATGTCGTTATTATTGAATCCTGTTTGCATAGTGGAAGTATTTAGCCTTACAAAGTTAACTATTTTTTTCTTATTACAAAGCATTTACGTATTAAATTTTATTCGCCCAATATTTTGCATGAATAGCTCCTCTTTAATTAGTTCCAGTTTACGCTTTTTTATTTCTCGAAGCTGTTTATTAGCTATTCGATTGAAGTTTTTTTTATCTGCAATCAGTAAGTTTTCCACCGCTTGCAGTTCCAAGGTTTCAACCACCCGTTGACTTTTAATGGGTTCCTCCCGTTCGTTTACCAGTGCTTTCATCTTGTGAAGTATTCGGAAGCCAGACCATTATACAACTCCTTGCAGTTCTCGTAAACCTTAAGTTTAGTACCCTCAACCCCTTTTAAGACCTGCATAAAGTAGAATCTCTTAGCCTCGTTATAGTCGTAGAAGTCAGCATCCTCAAAGTTGTAGAGGGTTTCTTTTGCGTTCTTTGCACCCTTTCGGAATAGCAAATATAGCACCATGCCGCAAAATATGGCAACCGAAAGCATGAAGTAGTGTTCAATTTTCATTGCAGTAGTTTTATATTAGTTCAGGCATAATATCTTTTTCAATATCAAAGGATAATCTTTTTATCTCTGAACCTTTGATATACGCATTCCAAGACATAATAATTACTGCATTTTTATATTTTGGTGTCATTTTATATTGACCAGTTACATCTTTTAATAGTTTTTCTCTCAGCGTTCTAATCGTTATATTTTCTACATTTATATCAAAAAATAACTGATTGAAAAATGACATTACCTTTTCTTCTTTATGTTTTTTTTCCTTAATCAAATATGCCATATATCCCCCAATCAAACCAGCCGTAAGCAATCTTAATTTTTTATTGCATCTATTTGATTGTAAAGATATTTTTGACCAAAATTCAATATCGTTTTCGTATTCTTTTACAATTTCGTGTTTTGGAAGTTTAATATTTCTAACTGAATTATTAAATGTATTAGTTCCATTTTTCAGTACTTTGTATGAATTAATATTGGCTGCAATATTTGTTGAATCTTTTGCTCCGATAATATGGAGCATGTCGCCAGATGTTCTATTTTTCCCTACATCAATGGTATCAAAGGTACTCGCATCAATATTTCTAACAATTATAATTTTTTGCTCTTTTTTACTTTTTACAATAGCAGCAAGTCTATTCTGACCATCTAGTAAATGATTTCCTTCCGATATAATTATTGGAACTCCATTAAATTTCCAAGTACCATTTAGCATTTGCTCAGAGTATAATAGAACTCTTGACAGGTCGAGTCTTCTGTTTCTTGTATTGATTTTTAGCATTTCTAATGCTAGTTCTGGAGTAATTAATACTTCCTTTGTTTCTACTGTTTTCATCATTTTTAGGTTAGGTTAGTAAAAATTTCATTTCTTCTTCTGTTAAATTGTTCTGATTATAATTATCATTTTTGTTTATTGTTTTTTCAGGATGTTCCTTTCTCCAATCATTCAATAAATTAGCTTTAATAGAGAAATGTTCTATAAATCTAAACTCTAATATTTTTAAACTTAAATCTAAATCTTCTTGAATTTTTCTTTTTTCATCATTCGTAATATTAGACATTAATAAAAGCCTTATCCTTCTTCTTATATCCTCATAAATTATAGATATATCAACAGATTTTTTATTTATTTCATCATTATCTCTCAATATTATTTTTACTGAATCTCTTACCATTATATCTAAATCTGAATTGATATATTTACTAACCTCGTCATGATAATAATTATCACCTATTTTCATTGCAGTATGTTTTTAAAGTTTTTAAATTCGATTTAACAGGAATGATGTACCACCGTTTCCCCGTGTAGAATCGCACGGTTTCAAGTCCAGAGTCAATAGATAGCCATTGCTCTTGCTGTCTTAAAAATAAGCGAATGATGTAAAACCCGTTCGGATTTATTCGCTCCACGTGAACCGCAAACTTTCCATTTTTGCACACGAAAAAAACAGGGCTTAAAATAGGCTCATTTAAGGCTTTAATTTTGCAGTCAACATACTTATCATTGACTTGCGCCTGAAAGTACAAAAAAGCACTATCTTTGGTATACCAATCCGATTGCATTACAATCCCGTGCAACCATGTTTTTTGTTGGGCTTGCAAATTGAGCGAAAAAAGTAGTAGAAATAGTAGTATTTTCATTTGTTTAGTTCGTAATAGATTTTATCAAACTCATCCTCACTGAAAATATAGGCTCTATTTTCGCCCTTGCAAAGCGTGTAGTTATTTCTACCGTTCAATTCTTTCGTGTACGTTCCACGGTAAACAACTATCCCATTTGTTCGGTTGACCCAACAGCCATTGCTTGTTATGGTTGTCTTTTCGAATCCCGCCTCGATTAACTTCTTTTCAACTATCTTATGGTTTATCATGTACGAATACTTGAGATTTTTTCCAACCGTCAATGAGCCGAAAGACCCAATGCCCGTGCTTTTCTTTCTCCGCTTCCAAGGCTCTTAGCTTGATTACGTTGTGATTCGTTCTGGCATCCTTGGCGATTTGCGCCGCTGATTTCATCCCTTGCTCGGAGATGTTGCTATTGGAACGGTGTCTTTTATGGCTCATGGCTAATGCTTTTTTGGTAGTCGTAGTAAAGGTTAAGTTTCTGGGTCAGAATACCACGAACTACATAAATATCGCAATCCATAGACTTCTCGTTCTTGTCGCTGATGTCCATTTCAACCTCAAATTTCTCGAAAAGAAAATGGCTGTTGAAATATACCTTGACGAAGTAGGTGTAATTCTCATCCAGCTGTTGACAAACCTCAAACTTTTGAACATCCTGAGATAAGTCTAGTTTGTCAATCAGTGTAGGATAAATTATTTCTATGATTTCGTAGAGTTTCATAGTGCAAGTTAGGTTTAATTGTTTAATTACAATCTTTTGAGGATATATTTGAAAACATCAAAAATTAGAAAGTATTTCCATTGTTAATTCCTCGTTGGTTAGTGATAACTGGTTTGCAATAAACGAAACAGCATCATTATACACCTTTTCAAAATCGTTATTATCGGGGAGGTTCTCATAGGATATTGAGTTGGCTTTGTAGTTCGTATTTCCGTTTGGTAAAATAAACACCGCACAAAATCCAATCGCTATCAGAATATACTCTCTATAAATTTCAAAGGAGGTAAAAACATCCTGGTTCTCAAATCCAATATTAAGCAATGCAAAGAACTTCCGATGAAAAAGAGTGTTACGTTTTCGGTCAAATTCAACTTGTACTATTTCACCCTGAGCAACCTTTGCGAATTTTGCTTTATCCGCATCAGTCGCAGGGATTAAATAGATTCCTTTTTTACAGCAATCAAACTTCACCTATATAAGTTTAAATTGATAATCCTTAATGGCTTTTATTTTATCGCCATCTGCTTGGTCGTAAACAGTTAAAATGTCGAGTAATTTATTATACCCTTCCATTAATCTTTCGAGTTTAAAGTTTTCAATTTCTACACTAGAGACAGTTCCAAAACATTTTTCAATCATTACTGCCTTAACCTGCTTTTCTTCTTTGCCTGTTCCTAGCTGCCTCTTTTCAAACTCCGATTTTATTCTATCGTTATATATTTCTTTTTGTTTTCGCTTTTCATCGTAATCTTCTTTTGGAGCCAGATTAGTAGTATCTGTGGCTTTTGAAACAGCACCCTTTTCTGAGTTGATAAGAAACGACACAACGGGTTCAAATTCTTTAAAAGAAGGGTTTATAAATGTCTTACCATCAATTAATCCGCTTCTATCTTTCATTACTAAAGCCTCTCTCCAAATCTTTGGTTTGTCATCTTCTCCTATTTCTTGAGCAACCTCCATCCATATATTTAAGTCTGGTTCAAAAGGTGTTTCTCCAGCCATTTTCATTTTTACACCTGACTTAACAAACTCTTTTTTCTTTGTTTCGTCATTTTCTTCCATATCGTATGTATATCCTCCCCTACCAGTAAAAATGCAATTACCTGTTAGTTCGACAAATTTATCTGCAAAAGTTTCCTGCCACGCTGGTAAAATCTTTCCCCAGTCCTGAAGTGTCATAAACTTACGATGATTGTTTTCTTTGTAATCTCTTACATATTTATACCAAACCTTTGTAAGCGAATCCATAAATAAAAAAGATATTTCTCCATCGTTAAGCAGTTTAAATGCTTGTAAAATGTCGGCAAGTTCAACAGTTTCTTTTACATAGGTTTCAATTCCTGCCTTCTCAAAAATTGGTTTAACAAACCTTGAACCCTTTTCATTGTCAATAAATAACACTGGTCTATCACACTTCATTAACTTATAGCAACCTATAATAAATTCGGTTGCGGTTCTTGTTTTTCCACTTCCAGCAAACCCCCCAAATGATGCTTTTATAAAGGAATTTTCTGCTGTAATTTTAGATGCAAATCCATCTAATAATGATTTTCTGGTTTGTGTTTTCGTGTCACTCATATATTTGTTTTTAGTTTAGTTCAAAAGGGAATATCAGCTCATGTTTCGGCTTAAAAATAGCAAACTCCTGAAAGGTATCAACCTCTATCTTGTAGAGGTATGTAACCCCATACTTATCAACCTTAAAGGAGGGTAAATAGTCCAGCCATTTAATGTTTTCGGTGTCCTGAAACATTGCACCCTTTTGTGTTGAGTGTAAATCATTCAGTAGAGATAGGGCTTCACGTTTATCTAATCCCTTGCCAAAAAATTCGATGACCTCTATTCTATTCTCAAATTCCTTTATTTTTATAACGTTGTATTTCATAATTTTGCTTGTTAAATTCAAATCAAAGTAACAACATCAAAAACTGAAAAACAAAGACATTTATCATGTTTTAAAATGTTTGATAACATAAGTTATGCTAAAAAACACAATCAGCATTTTTTGCCTCATGTCGATTCCTTAATTCAAGCGGTCGAATCTCCTTAAAATAGTACTCCTTTATGCAATTACGAATAATCTGACTTCGATTAATCTTTAATCGTTCCATTTTAGTTAGAATCTTATCGGTTAATAGGTCGCTAGTAAACGTATGATTATTATTTCGTTGCATTATTTAACAAAGGTATTAGTAACTTTATAAGTAGATGGGTTCAATATCGCTTAGAATCCCAACAACTTGAAAAGAACCCAATAACTCGGCGACCGTGTGCCTTCGTTTATCAAAGTACGATAAACTCCCAGCCCACTTATTGAACCCATTGGTTCGGTGCTGAACGCCATAACTATCTCAATCAAAGCAGCGATACTAACCCCATCAGCTGCTTACA